GAATCAAAAAAACAAACTATAGAACTTCGCATCCTTGGGAATATCCTTTTTCTTGGATATACGAAACTGTGAAAAAGGTTTACGATCCACCTGATCCCTCGGCCGAGCTCCGTGGCATTTTTCTGTGATTACATTGTATAAATCGAAACTCGGATATTTCTCCGCACCATCTGCGGTAACAAGAACATTTTCATTTGAATCAGTGAGCATCCATGTCCACATGGTATTAAATAAATCCGAAACCGTTTCTTCTACAACGAGTCCTGGCTCCGAAGAAAGAATCTCCGCGTTTTTCTTTGTTTTCGGCGCGGTTGGATACAGCCCTTCAAATAAACTTACCGCCAGACGGCATAAATCAAATGACGGATTGGGCAAGATTTCAAGGTCTTTTTCATTGCGCAGAGGGCCAAAATTATATTGCGTGTCCGCATCGTTCCCTGATTTGAAATCATCGCTGTAGATGACCGCGTCATGTATACGAAAAATCGCGCGACCAAAATCAATAATACGGAAGATCTTTCCATACGTGGGAACCTTCCATACAGATCCATTGCGTGTGGTATAATACAGAAACAGTTCATCGGTTGATGACCATACAATATTATTTGTATGAAGATCATTATGAGTCATTGACAGTGTGTGTTGAATCGCACATAAGGCCGCAATCACTTGAAAAATCCATGCGATCCACATCTCCTCATCTTGTTTATTGGTGATTTCACCTATAAGAGTATCCATAACTCCATTATTCTTTTCAAGATACATAAGCATTACAGGAAATGAATCAAACTCAAGAAAGATTTTCGGATCAGGTGTTTCATCTTCAGATCCTTCTTCATCCTCCTCGGATTTAGATTCCTCCTCATCGTCAAAACTTAACTCATCTACGGAATGAAGACTTGCGGCATCGGCGTCCGCGTCCGCAGGAATCGGCATATTCTCAAGTGATTCATCTCCAGAGGATGCCTTTGAACTTGTATCTGAGTTACTATCGGATAGATCATCTAACTCAATATATGATGGGCGACGAGTCCATTCAAGTTTCTCAGAATCCGTTTCAGTGTCTGCCCATTCAATCTGAAAGCGAAATCTGTTTTTCGCATGACCGCGCCAGAACCAGCGGGTATTACGAAAGGTGTCATAATCATCAGATATATTTTGCGTATAGGTGTCGGCAACACATGAAAAGGCTCCGTAGAAATACGGAAAATGCGGAGATAAATTCATTTCACGTAGACGGGATACGGAGAAATAGGCAAGGGATTCGACATACGCTTGATTCATCGGATCATTTAACTTATCCCAGGTGCGAGTCCATGCTTTGGGATGCGCAGGATTCGCAGGCTGCTTTGAAAACTCATAGCGATTCTTGATCCAGCGAATCGGATCGAGGCGATGAGTTATTTTACAATAGGCCTCCGTATCTTTCTTGGTTCCATCGGGTCCTTCGACTTGAATGGAACAGAGCCCCCGCTCCGCAGTCGTTTCTTGACCTGACCATTTCCAGGAATGATTTAGCCAATAATGACCTTCGGGTTCACTTGGAATAGTGATTCCGAGGAGGGTTTGTGCCGGATAAAAGACCTGTACATCGGTAAATCCCGATAAACTTTCTTTTTGAGCCTCTGTAAAGTCTCGTTTTAAATACTGAATGGGCGGCACAGGCGCCTGTTGAAACGCTGGATCCCAACTCATTCCTTCTTGTCGGAAGGAAGGAATGGCAGATAAAATCAAACCGCGTACAAAAATATTGGGTAGAAGGAGATAGGGATGGCAGCTCTTGGTCGATTTGGTACAGGACTTGTTTCTCGTGCAGCTTCTGGGCTTTCTGGACTTAGAACAGGACTAGGAACAGGACTTGGAGCAATGGGTAGAGGAGCTCGTTCTATAAGTGAGAAAGCAATACGTGATTTAGAAAGCGCAGCAGCACGTGCTGAAGCAAGAGCACAGACACTTGTAAAAAAAGCCGAGAGAATGACCACAGGAACAACAGCCGCTAAAGAAGCATCTGAAGCAGCACAAAAAGCTAAAATAAAGGCGACAGATCTTGCTAGAATATCACTAGCAGCACAAAAACAGGGAGCAATGAAACAAGCTTCTACGAAGTTTTCACGAAAGATGTCGGCTAGGGCAATAATACGTCGAGTAAATAACTCATTAAATGAACATAATGGATTTGGTATATATACTGCAGTTCTTAAACAACTAGCACAAGATCAGTTTGGATCAAGGTTTGCTGATATCGTTTTTGAAAATAATGGTCATAATGGGAGTGTTATTGGACATGATTTGCGTAATACAGCTTTCGAAACAGGAGATTGGAAGTATAAAGGTGAAAAAGGGATGCATAAAGAACATGCTTGCCCAATTAAACTTGCGACAAAACTAGTATATTCTCTTCGTAGAGTAACAAATGAAAAAGAACCAAGGGAAACGTGTGTTTTAAGATTAGCACTTGCTGTAAACTATACAGGAGAAGCTAAAGGGGAGGGAAGTGTATCACCAGTTAAAGCAGAATATAATACCTTTCTTAGTAGCATTGATAACGAGCTTGAGGCGGATCCAAGTATATCATTTCAACAAGCATGGGATCGTGTTTATGAAGGAGCTAAAGTTCAAACACAACATCATGAAGATTTTAATACAAATATTAACTTTTGGACAGATAGAGCTTATAATAATGGACTAAAAGGACCATATGATAGATTAAATAATGGAATGCCTGGTTTGTTTCTAGGAATAAATGAGACGACTGAATCAGTTGCACAATGTATCCGTGAACAAAACAATATTTTGGAAAATTATAGGCGTACTACGTTTCCTAATCATCCTCCATTAGATTCTAGAACATCTGGTGGAGCAGTAGATTTTAAAGAATATCCAGATATTCTAGTGGATTCCATAAATGATGGATGTTTTTCAAAATTATTATCAGATCCAAGATTAATCATAAATCAAACAGAAGAATCTCCTCCTAAAGAAGATAGATCTACTGTAATATCACGATTAGTTAACGTGTTAGATAGTGTATGGGATACATTTTATGGTGATTTTGCAAAAACTATTACAGAAGAACAAATAACTACTATTATTGAATCGGCTGAAGAAAAGATAAAAAGATTAGAAGACCTTCCCGCACTACCTCCCAATAATAATAATAATGGCAATAATAATGGCAATAATAATGGCAATAATAATGGCAATAATAATTCTACGCCATGGGGTGAAGGTTATATACCAGGAAACTCTCGAACGTTTGCTGCTACACTAGTTCCTAATAATAGTCGACGATCTCTGCTTCCCTTAACTTTCGAGCAGGCGCGCACACGCGCATCTCTGCTACCCCCGCAGGCGCCACCACTTGATTCTCCATTTACTTTAACGGGTCCTGGGTTAGTTGCTAAGGAACATGGACTCTCACTGCCTGGAATACTAAAGCCTATAAAAAAGATACCCACGGCTTTTGCTGGATCTACAACTCCACCCTTTTCTCCTATGGTGGTTAATCGTAGAGCTCTGCCCGTTTCACCAATGGGCCTACAAGGGGGCAAAACTCGACGCTACCGTGCCCGTCGCCAAACTCGCCGCCTGCGTAAATCTCGTGGGACAATGAAGCGCAAGCAGAGAAAAACTCGCCGTCAGAAGTAGAATGGCTTCGCCGAAACACTACGAGACAACTGCGAAGGGCGTGATGATGTGGGCTAACTCTGAACTCGAACACGTCGGTCGCATCGCGGGCGTAAAGGACAAAGATCTTCAATATTCCTATGCGATGAGCACACTCTACGGAATGGCACATCTCAAAGATGCACTCTATGAGCTCGTAAACGATCCCGCATACAAAAATCATAAGACAGATCTACTCCGCACGCACGACACTGTAATCCGCGTGATGAAGCATCTCTGTAAAGAATATAAGCTCAACTTAAATGCGATTCGCTCATTTAATGAGCGCAAGGTCCTCAGTGACCTGAGCTATCTATCAAAAACAAATGGAACACGCAAGAATAAGAAATCAAAGCGCGGAACACGCCGCCGCTAAGCGTATCACTGAAAAATTGCGTTTGCGCCCCTATTATATAGAGACGCAATGGCAGCCGCCTCGGCAATGAATGTTTCACTCCGAAAGTTCGATATGAAGAAGATTCCACAGGACGCTGTGGCCGTTTTTATCGGCCGACGCCGTACTGGCAAAAGTACACTGGTTCGCGACCTCCTCTACCACCACCAGGATATGCCGTTAGGAACCGTAATCAGCGGTACGGAGGAATCAAATAGCTTCTACGGGAAAATGATTCCGCCACTTTTTATTCACGGCGAGTTCAGTCCAGTGATTCTTGCAAACTTCTGTAAACGCCAGAAGTTGGTGATGCACAAAATCCAGCAGGATATTGCCGCCCAACGGCAAAGCCGCATAGATCCCCGGTCCTTTATGATTCTGGACGACTGTATGTACGACGATTCCTGGACTCACGACAAGAATATTAAATATCTCTTCATGAACGGTCGTTGGCTCAAGGTCTTCTTTTTAATCACTATGCAGTACCCCCTCGGTATTCAACCGGCCCTCCGAACGAACGTAGACTATGTATTTATTCTACGCGAACCCTATGCCTCCAATCGTAAGCGCATCTTTGAGAACTACGGCTCCGCATTTCCTTCTTTTGAGTTTTTCTGCCAGGTCATGGACCAATGTACACAGAACTATGAATGTCTTGTGATTGATAATACCTCACAGAGCAATAAACTCGAGGACTGTATTTTCTGGTACAGGGCCGAAATGCATCCTGAGGCCTTCCGTATTGGAGCACCTGAGTTTTGGCAGCACAGCGCTGCCCATTATAGAGACAAGGATGAAGAGGATATAAATCAATATGACCCGAACGCGGCACGAAGACTGAAGGGACCACCTATAAATATTCGTAAGATGTAGGACTATGAACGGCGATATTCTCGCAGCATTCTGTATTTTATTTGTAGCCTGTGGCCTAATGGTATGGCACACAGTTACGCGTACACTGGAAGGATTCGAAGCACAAGCGGGCGATCGCTGTGGAGTTGATCTTCCACCGTGCCCCATGGGGACAAGGTGTATAAATGGATATTGTATGTCACCTAATGCTCCTACACTACCGGTAAACTCTGATTTAGAAGTGAAACCTTCCGATCGAGATGATCCTGGCAGCTTTCTCCACACAGAATAGAATGGCAAAGGGTATATATGGAATGAGTTTTGCTGTATCCGTGCTGGTTATTTTACTTGTTGCACTTGTTGTACTTCCGTGGTTTAACACACGGTTTCCCGGCCTGACCCAGGGATTCTCGAACTATGATTGTAAGCGGACAACGGAGTGCCCCGAGGGAAGTTTCTGCCAGAACGATAAGTGTATCGAGATTAATGCTCCTGTGACGAACGGCGGTGTTGTTACGGGTGCGTTTTCATAATACTGTTAAGTGTTTTTTCAAAAAACCGATAACAGTTACTGCTTCTTTTGCTCCTCCTTTCTACGCTCAAGAATAAGATCTGGGTGATCTGAGAAGAGACCCTTAAACTCACCAGAACCCGGTGCACTGAACGGCGCAGGCTCTGATTCTACGCCAACCTCAGCACCAACCGTCTCATTCTCAAGGTTCTGGCCAGCCATACCCCGAACACCCTTCTTGCGCTGCTCTGAATAAAAGGTATCGCGTGCTGACTCATTCTCCTTATACTTCTTCATGAGTGTATTCAGCTGATCCTCTGCGTATTCCTGCTCACTTACCGTATTAGGATCCGGATCCCACGGCAGCCACTTTCCGACCTCACCTACAAACACATTGTGGATCGCATCGCTTCGCTGGAGCTTCTTTGAGCGAGCCACAGCCTCGCCCTGGCTACCATAGACACCGCGGATCTTGAGGCCCCGAACCGTTGTGCGGAAGTTATTCTTTGCAAAGAACTCCTCCTCAAGACGAGCTGTATGCTTGTAGAGAAAGTCGTCATACGCCTCCTTAATCTGCGTAGTAAGAATCTCCTTCTGGTTCTTACGGACATAGCCCTCTAGATCAGCAAGTACATCCTCAATCTTGACCATGCTCGCCCGGCACTGAACGGCAGCGCCTGATAGATCAAGCTTCTCACACTTGACAGCCTCTGCCTCAAGCTTTGTGTTCATTCCCTGAACCATCGTCGCAAGAAAGGTCTCGAGCTTCTTTGTTTTGTACTGGATTTCATAGTCCTTTACGAAGGCTGTAAAGAAATAAACACTCTTATCGGCCAGCACTTTCTCCGGACTCAGAAAACTTAGTAAGCAATACTTCTGGCCAGGGATTTCTTGATCCTCCTCCAGAAAATCCTCCTTCTCGGTATAATTACTTCCATGGTTTGACATTCTAAGAAGCCAACACACTTTCTCTTTAAGGGGTTTCCGAGCATGATTGAAAAAATTTTCTTATCAACAAATATACAAATGGATCTGTCTGAAGTTCTCAATCGCGCAATCAAGTATCTGATCGAGGGTATCGCCGTTGGCCTCGCGGCCGTCCTTGTACCCCGGAAGGGAATCGACTTTCAGGAGGTCGTAGCCATCGCGATCGTCGCGGCGGCTGTCTTTGCTGTACTCGACCTCGTTTCGCCGTCCATCGGTGTGACGGCGCGTCAGGGCGCGGGCTTCGGTATTGGTGCGAACCTCGTAGGGTTCCCGCGGTAAACGTGCGATGACCCTTTATTAATAATCTACAATAACAACTCATAGATACACACTATTCTATTTTTCTATGTCATAGATAAATAGAAATGCGTCTTTCAAATACTGCGTTAGTCCTTGTTATTTTTGCCGCTGCGATTTTACTCGCAGTCTTACGACCGGTTCGTGAGTATTTTGGTTCGCCTGGTACATATGTTCAACTTGCAACAAGTCATGTACCTACCGCCGAGGATGCGTATTATTACGCTGATGTATATCCGAGGGAGGTTCGTCGTGAGATAAAAGATATGACAGGAGATGATCCTGGGCCCCTGCGTCCATGGGTGTTTCCGATGAGTGGAACGTATTATGCCTAAAGTTATTGTAACTGTTAAAAGTTAAATATGAGAATCGCGGTTCAAATCGCAGGTGATTTTCGATTTATATATTTCACCTATCTTTCTCTACTGCGATCACTTGACTCCACGAAGAATGAAATTGATTTTTTCATTCATACATGGAAAAAAGAGAATACGGGGTACGGAACTCTACCATTTCCTGGACGAGGCGATTGGCACAATGAAATTGTTGTCTTTTCAACTGAAGAAGGCCTCAATCTATATAAACCCAAAGCCGCTTTAGTTGAAGACTATGAAGAAAAGAAAGAACTTCATCCTCGGTCAACCACTATACAGGAAGGATTACGTTCACGATTTTTATCTATGTTTTATTCGATTCATA